TAGCAGTATACAAGAAACGTTGGTCTAGACGATATCCTAAGTCTATTGGTCTATGGTATAGTGCGTTGACTAAATGGGCAGGGTTGAAACCATTAGATGAAGAATATATCTTCATGGGAATGGCAGCCTTCGGAAAACCTAGTCATACTAAGGAGTTACGAGCACTACTTTCTAAGAACAACCATAAAGGTATACGTGGACTAGAAGGTGACCCATGTGATGTAGCAAAGAGTGCAGAGGTTGTTCTGCAAGAAGAACTGTTTGAAATATTTGATATTGCTAAAAAATATAGTAACAATATTTGCTATGGGGGTGGAGTTGCCCTAAACTGTGTTGTAAATACAAAACTAAGGGAAAGGTGCAATCTATGGATTATGCCCAATCCTGGCGACGCTGGAGGTGCTTTAGGTGCAGCTTTACTTGCATACGGTAAGAAGGTTCAATTTACCCCCTATCTTGGACATAACATCAGGGGTACAGTGGATCCAGAAGAAGTGGTCGATCATTTACTCAAACATAAAATCGCTGGTGTTGCAAATGGTCGTGCTGAGTTTGGTCCTAGGGCTCTTGGTAACAGAAGTCTATTGGCGGATCCGAGAGAAATTTCAACCAAAGATCTCGTCAACGAAATAAAACAACGTCAGAAGTTTAGACCATTTGCCCCTGCTATACTAGAAGAGCATTGTCAAGAATGGTTTGATATGCCTGAACATTCTAGGCATATGTCATATGTTTATCAATGCAAGCAGAGTAACCTCATTCCTGCCTGTCTACACGTTGATAACTCTGCTAGGGTACAAACAGTGCCAGAGACATCTGAAAGCGTTCTGAGACCCATATTGGAGTGCTGGTATGAGAAGACGGGATGTCCTGTATTATTGAATACCTCTTTGAATGTTCGGGGTAAACCAATGGTAAATAGCACCGAAGATGCAAAACTCTTCTCAAGTGAATACTCAGTAAAGGTTTTTTGATGAAATTGATTAGTCATGTAAAAAATAGAACATTCTCGAAAATACTGTTTCATGGTTGTTCTATTACTTGGGGTGATGAACTTGAGGATCGTGAGAACGAGCGTTATAGTAAATTGGTCTGCAATAACTTTGGTATAGATGAAAACAACATCTCCTTCTGTGGTAATAGTAATGATCGTATCGTAAGAGAAGCCATTGAATATCTTGAAAAAGAAAAAGTTGATATTGTAGTGTTACAGTTCACTGTTCACTCTAGAATGGAGTGGTTTGATAAACAAGGTTTTTTACATCGATTTACACCACAACTTACTTCAACTCATGCAAAAGTGAAATTGAAGGGCAATCCCATGTCAGACGAGTTGAGAGAAAGATTACACTCTGCAGGTAAATGGTTTTATAGATTTGTGTATAGTGATATTCTTGGTGCAGAAAATATGTGGAAAAATATGGTTTTATTTGATTCATACTGTAAAGCAAATAATATTACCTTTATTCCTCTGTTAGCGGATCACTTTCACGAAGTAATCCGCAGACCAGAAAAGTTTTACCATGAAAGGGTTGGACATACTGGTTGGTGGAAACCATTATATCAGGGTTTACCTATAACTCGTCTTCATGAACATATCATAGGACATAAGGAGGACGGTATAGGAGATCATGTATATGGTGATTATCATGCTGAAGGCAATCACCCTAATGCATTAGGACATAAAAAGATTGCGGAAAAGTTGATTGAGTTGATAGAAGCTATATAATCTGTTATAATAATATTGGATTGCAACCCATTATAGTATGGCTAAAGGATTTAAAGTGGTAACCACCCCACCCACTACAGAGCAAAAGGAAGACTGGTGGTCTGTAGAAAAAGGAAAAGAATTGATCAAAGGTAAGAGTATTGTCTTTTGTCTACCTGGTCGTGGCGTTTCTTATATATTTTTGAAGGCGTTTGTACAACTTTGCTTTGATCTGGTTCAAAGTGGTGCGAGCATTCAAATCTCACAAGATTATAGTTCAATGGTAAACTTCGCACGTTGTAAGTGCTTAGGTGCTAATGTTCTCAGAGGACCAGATCAACTACCATGGGACGGGAAGCTCAAGTATGACTATCAACTTTGGATTGACAGTGATATCGTTTTCAACCTCGAAAACTTTTATCGCATTGTATGCATGGACAAGGATCTTGCTGCTGGTTGGTACGCTACGGAAGACGGTAAAACGACATCCGTTGCTCACTGGCTTGAAGAGGATGACTTTAAGGAAAACGGTGGGGTAATGAATCATGAGACAGTTGATGGTATTCAAAAACGTAGAAAACCATTTACTGTTGATTACACTGGTTTTGGTTGGTTACTAATCAAGCATGGTGTTTTTGAAAATAAGGAAATGACTTATCCTTGGTTTGCACCTCAGATGCAGGTGTTTGATTCTGGTGAAGTTCAAGACATGTGCGGAGAGGATGTGTCATTCTGTTTAGATGCTATAAAGGCAGGATATGAAATATGGTGTGATCCACAATGCCGTGTAGGTCACGAGAAGACGAGAATTATATAGATACCTGTAAAGAATGATTACGGTATATGGAAAAGTATGATATATACGTTGAGGGAGTAAAGGAATTCTCTTCTATCGATGAAGAGGAAATGCTTGACATATCACAAGCACTTGCCGATGAGTTTTACCACTCTGGATACCCTCACCCCGACGAAATAGAAATTAAATACCTGGGAACCGACGACCAGGATTCCGACTGACCACCAGGCTACGGAGCATCCAATAAAGACCTTCTCGACAGAGGAGGTCTTTTTTTGCCTCTAAATAGATAAATATACCGAGATTGTCAACGTTCTAGTGCCTGTCCAACGTTTTTCGCAAGGTTTCAAAGACATATCATTGTCTTTCAAACGTCATCCAGTAACAAATGATATACTTGCATTGAAAAATGAGGATGCAATAAAGCGTTCTGTCCAAAATTTGATAAGAATACAATTAGGTGAAGTTTTTTTCAACGAACTGATAGGTACTAGAATTACTGGTGCTTTATTTGAATTAGCAAATGATGATTTTGTTGATCCTATAAAAACTGAAATAGAAACCACAATATTAAATAATGAACCAAGAGTTGAATTGACGGGTGTTGATGTTTTTTCAGAACCTGATAGTAATGCTTTAGATATTAAATTATCCTATGATCTCGTTGGTTTATCCGCACCGAGTCAAACCTTACAATTTGTATTAGAACCAACTAGGCTATAATGGCACTTCAACAATTTACAAACCTAAATTTTGAAGATATAAAATCTTCGCTAAAAGATTATTTGAGAGAAAATTCTAATTTCTCAGATATGGATTTTGAGGGTTCCAATCTCTCAATTCTTATAAACACTCTTGCTTATAATTCTTATATTACTGCATACAACACCAATATGGTGGTGAATGAAACTTTCATTGATTCTGCCACACTTAGAGAAAACGTTGTATCATTAGCACGTAATATTGGATATGTTCCTCGTTCAAAATCTGCAGCAAAAACAAAAGTAGATTATTTTATATCAGGAATATCAACATCTACATCTACAATGGTGTTTGAATCAGGTGTGGTAGCAAATGGATCAGTATCAAATGCAAATTATATTTTTTCTTTACCTGAAGAAGTAACTGGAACTGTTAGTGATGGAATATCTCAAGGCACGATAGAAATTTGTCAGGGTCAATACCTAGAAAGTCAATTTGTAATTGATAATTCACAACCAAATCAAAGATTTGTTTTACCAAATTCTGATATAGACACTTCTACAATTAAAGTAAAAGTGTTTGAGAGTTCTAGTAGTAGCACTAGTACAGAGTATAATTTAGCAACTAATATTATAGGAATTACATCAACATCTAATATATTCTTATTACAAGAGACGACTGATGAGAGATATGAATTATTGTTTGGTGATGGCGTATTTGGTGAAAAATTAGAATCTGGAAATATAGTTAATGTTACTTATATAAAAACAAGCGGAAAGGATGGTAATGGTGTAGCAGGTTTCAAATTTGCAGGTACTCTTAGTGATCAGGATGGTGCAACTTTAGATGATTTTACTGCTACGTTGAATGCTCAATATCCATCAGAAAATGGTGATGATATAGAAAACCTTGATAGTGTAAGATACTACGCTCCTAGAGTTTACTCATCTCAGCATAGAGCAGTAACTGCTTCAGATTATGAAGCAATTATTCCTTCAGTCTATTCTAATATAGAGTCTGTGAGTGCATATGGTGGTGAAGAGTTGACTCCACCTCAGTATGGAAGAGTTTTTATATCTGCTAAACCTAAGAATGGTTCTTTCTTATCTGACTTTACTAAAAAGGATATTTTATCCTCATTGAAAAATTATTCAGTGGCAGGTATAGTTCCTACCTTTGTTGATCTAAAGTTCTTATTTGTTGAGATTGATACTTACATTTACTATAACCCAAACTTTGCTGGTAACGCAGAAACTCTAAAAACTTCTGTAGTAAATTCACTTGCATCTTTTGCTACGGGTAAAGAACTAAATCAATTTGGTGGTAGGTTTAAGTATAGTAAAGTATTATCATTGATTGATAATGTTGATAATTCTATTACATCTAACATTACTACAGTTAGGATAAGAAGAAATTTGATTTCTAAAATCAATCAATTTACTCAATATGAGTTATGTTTCTTGAACTCTTTTTATTGTAACGAAGATAGTTTCAATATAAAATCCACTGGATTTACTGTTTCTGGAGTATCGGGAACTTGCTTCTTTACTGATCAAAAGATTGATAGTACAAATGGTAAACTTATACTATTCCAAATTCTTACTGATGATTCTATAAAAGTTCTTTCAAATAGTTTTGGAACTGTTGATTATAAGAAGGGTGAAATCATTATAGATACTGTGAATGTAACATCTACTGCACTCACAAATAATATTATAGAGGTTGAAGCAAATCCAGATTCTAATGATATCTTAGCAAGAAATGAATTGTATTTACAATTTGAAGTATCAAAGAGTAATTTTTATATGAGAAAAGATTCAATAGCATCTGGTGCAGACACTTCAGGATCAAGATTCAATCCACAATCTAGTTACCAAATCGGTAAGAGAACTCGATAAATGATACAAACATCCATCACCAAAGTAAAGATCAGTGAAGTAATTCAGGGTCAGATACCTCAGTACGTAGACACTGAAAATCCTTTATTTGCTGATTTTTTAAAACAATATTATATTTCTCAAGAATTCCAAGGTGGATCTATAGACATTGCTGATAATTTATCAGACTATAAAAAATTAGATTTTTTGAACAACCAAAACCTTATAGGTTTTACTTCACTTACTAGTTATATCAATGCAAATGAGCAAACAATATATGTCGATTCTACAAAAGGTTGGCCTAGACAATATGGATTATTAAAAATAGATGATGAGATAATCACGTACAGTGGAATAGGTTCAACTTCTTTTACAGGATGTACTCGTGGTTTTAGTGGTATTGAAAATAATTCAAAAACTAATCAACCAGAATTTCTAACGTTTACTCAAACTGGAGTTAGTACACATAAAAATGATGCTAGAGTTACTAACCTAAGTAACATTTTTCTAAATTCATTTTTAGAAAAGTTGAAAGTTCAGGTGTTACCAGGTTTCTCTGAAAGAAATATCAACACACAAGTAGATCAATCTAATTTTATTAGACAGGCAAAAGATTTTTATAGTTCAAAGGGAACAGAAGAATCATTCAAGATTTTATTTGGTGCATTGTATAATGAAAAGGTTGAAATGGTTCAACCTTCAAAATATCTAATAAAACCATCTGGTGCAGATTATATTGTAAATGATGTTTTAATTTGCGAAAGTTTACAGGGTGATCCTGAGAAAATTGAGGGTCAAAGTCTAATACAAGATACACAACCATTACAAACCAGTGGTTCAATATTCAATGTAGAACGTGCTATTATTGATGGTAAAAAATTCTATAAAATTGGAATTGACCAGAGTAGCATAGTTGGTAAATTTAGGCAAATAGGAAAAACATTCATAACAAAATCATCTGGAATAGGAGCAACAATATTACATGTTGATTCTACAGTTGGGTTTGGATCAACAGGAAGTATAAAATTTGAAGATAGAACATTTGATTATACTAGTAAAAATATAACACAGTTTGTAGGTGTAGCTACACTTACCTCTCCATGTGGCATAGGATCCACTGTAAGGTCAGGATTGGAGGCGTTTTCATATGAAGATGGTGATATAAGTAAAATAGTCAGATTGAACGTTCTAGGTGTTATAAGTAAATTTGTAGGTGATGCTAGAAATCAACAAAATAATAGTAATATTAATGTAAAGAGTTTAGGTATTGTACAAAAAAATCTGAGATGGTCATCTTGGATTTATAATACTGCTGCAACGCACAATCTAGTAGGATTTCAAGATTTAGGTGGTAATAGTTATAGATTTGATTTAATTAACGATCATGTATTTTATGTCGGTGATAAGTTAGATGTTATAGATGATGAAAATAATGTACAAGAAGGAACAGTTCTAAGCACACCAAACTCTAAATCTGTTGTAGTTAGCACTGGTAACTTAGATCCTAATGTTACTTATTACATACGAAGAAAAGTAAAAATAACTTCAGATGGATTTACAGCAGATATTCAAAATAGTTATTCTAGTGATGAAACAGTATATGTTGCGTCTAATAGTTTACCTCATTGGAACATTGATCCTCAAAAAAGAGTAAGAGTATTCAACTCATCTCTAAACTCTGCTGGATCAGAAATAGAAGTTATTGACCACAACTTTCATGATGGAGAATTGGTTGTATATACATGTATATCATCATCACTAACCAATTTAAATAATAATCAACCATATTATATCAAGAAAATTGATAACAATAGGGTTGCTTTAGCATACTCTCTAGAGAACGTTCGCAACTCAGAGTTAATCACTGCATTTACTGCAGAAGATATAGCAGGTACAACAACTCATTTTCTAACTCCAGACGTTGTTTTTGGTAGTTCTGTAGGAGCACAAAAAATACTTAGAAGATTTGACGAACCAGTATTTGCAGAGGATAAAATAAAAACTGTTCAGGGTGGTGTTGGATTGTTTGCTAATGGAGTAGAAATATATTCCTATAAAGCAACAGACAAAGTATTTTATGGTCCTTTAGAATCAGTAGAGATACTTAATAGTGGATCTGGGTATGATGTTATATCACCTCCTAGATTATCAGTTACTCAAACTGGACATACTGGTGCTGGTGCATCTGCCATAACTCATGTTGAGGGTGAGATAGAAGAGATATTAGTTGATACTGAAGGACTAGATTATATTGACACACCAAATGTAAGTATCACTGGTGGTAATGATACCTCTGCTATCGCTAAGGCTCAAATGAAGATTGTGGCTCAAGAAGTTGAGTTTGATAGTACAACACAAGGATCAATTGTAAACACATCTACAGATAGGTTTGTTTTTCCTGAACCTCATGGATTCAAGCATGGTGAGGAAATCATTTATTTTACTTCAGGCACATCTCCAATTGGTATAGGAACTACGCCTGGTAATCTAATCAATCAATCACCATATTTTGTTGCTAAGATAAATGATTTTGAAATGCATATCTCAGAAACACGAGATGGTGCATTAGCAGGTATAGGAACAATAGATTTACTCTCTAATGGTGGTGGTGTTCATAGATTCTCAACTACTAATAGAAGAAGAAAAATTGATAAGATTGTATTAGATAATACTGGTGTATTCAAAAATAGACAAAATACAACATCAGGTATTACTGGAATCAATACATTCACTAGTACTTTTACTATAACTGATCATAATTTCTTGTCTGGAGATATTGTTAGGTATAATGCAGATAATAATATCGGTGGTCTGACTAGTGGGTCGGATTATTTTGCAATAAAAATAGATTCAAACACTTTTAGACTTTCTTCAAAGAAAGATTTGAGTGATGTTGTAGAATTGACCAGCATGGGATCTGGAACACATACATTCCAAGATCCTCCTATAGAGGTAACAATTAGCGGTAGACAAGGTATAAGCACTGCAAATGCAGTTGGGACACCAATAGCAAGAGGAAAGGTTATTGGTCTTCATATTGAGAATCCTGGTACTGATTTTGGTTCTACTGTTATAAACGATAATTTCAAACCTGATATTAGAATAGTAGAAGGTAAGAATTCTTTCTTACAAGCATTTGTGCTAAATGGTAGAGTTGATCAAATTATCATATTGAGTGGTGGAGAACAATTCTTTAGCACACCTGATATTATCATAACTGGAGATGGTGTTGGTGCAAAAGCAAAAGCAGTTATAGAAAATGGTTCTATTGTTCGCATTGATATGATAACAAAGGGTATGAATTATACCCAAGGACAAACTAGAGTAAAAGCATTGACACCTGGTTCTGGTGCTATTTTCTTTGGAAATGTAAAAGAATGGACAGTGAATCAAGTCGAAAGATTAGCAAAATATGGTGATGTAAAAAATGATGATGGTTTCCTTGAAGTGGAAAGAGATTCTAAACTAGGTAATCCATATGTCAATTATTATGTTCCGAGAAATATAAGATCATACTTGAGTGATGATGGATCTGATCATTCTCCAATATTAGGTTGGGCATATGATGGACATCCTATTTACGGACCTACTGCAATTGTTGGTGGACAACTAAAAAATATAGAATCTAGTTATTCTCTATTTTCTGGTGTAGATAGAGTAGACGGACCTCCTCTAAGTAAGTATCCATCAGGATTCTTTGTTGAAGACTTTACTTTTGTAGAAGGTTATGGTGATCTTGATGAGCACAATGGTAGATTTGCAGTTACTCCAGATTTTCCAAATGGAATTTATGCATACTACACTACTGTTGAGAACAGTAACACTCTAAACCCACTTGATCCTTTTGATAACGCAAGAAGACCAGTATTCCCTTATGTTGTGGGTGATACTTATAACTCTATTCCTGTTGAATTTAACATATCAAATGATTCAGTACAGGATATAGACATAAACAAATTAAATCTAATTAGAAATACTGATCCTCATAATATAAACGAATATCAATTTGTTACTAATTCAAATAAAAATACAACTATAAATTCAAAAATACTTTCTATAAAGTCTGATTCATTAGATAAAGTTGAAGTTATAGATTCTGGTAGAGAATTTAATGTAAATGATAAATTATCATTTGATAATAAAAATACTAAAGGTTTTGGTGCTATAGGAAAAGTTACTAAGGTAACAGGTCCAACATTATCTACTATCACTTCAACTATAACTGATTTTGAAGACGTTATATTTTCAAGCTCAAATAATATAATTACAGGAATTACGACTCTTCCTCATGAGTTGACAAATAATACCTATGCCAGAGTGCTTGGTATATCAACAATAACTCATTCTGCATTTGAAGGTACGCCAAGAATAAAGGTTGAGTCTGTTCGTTCTAGTTTAACAGAAGCAATGTTGTCCATAGGATTGACAACACAAGTTTCTTTTAGTGATGGATTTGGTGAAACTAAATTTACAGTAAACGATATTATTAAGATTGATAATGAGCAACTAAAAGTATTTGGTTATGATTCATTCTTCAATCAGTACAAATTATTCCGAGCACAAAATGGTACGGTAGCTGCTGCACATACCTATGGAACACCCATAGAAAGAATGGAAAGGAAGTTTACTTATCCGACACCTAAAAAATTCTCTGATTCTACAGAGGAAGACTTCTCTAAATTCTTTGATGCTACTAGCGTTGTTGGAGTAGGATTGACATTTGGTGTTGGTATTGGAGTAACAATATCAATCAATAGTGTTGATAGGTTTATACCAACTAGAACTATATTCATATCTAATAATAATTTCAATCACGGTGAAAAATTAAATTATAATCCTGGTGCAGGTACTTCTCTTACATATCAAACAGATGCAATGAAGAGGGTGAATACTTCATTCAAACGACCTCTTCCTCCTGAAGTTTTTGTTCAAGTTTTAGATAATAATCTAATTGGTATTGTAACTACTAGAACAGGTATTGGTTCTGATTTGGATAGAGTTATGTTTGATACCACTACTGGTGTTGGAAATACTCATAACTTTACTACAACTAGAAACACTATTACAGGAACACTTAGAATAATTGATGTTCAGGCAACAACAGTGGGTGTTCATAGTATGAGACCTAATAATAGTTTAGAGATGACATTAGTCTCTGCTGCTAGGAGTACTGTGACTGCAACTTATGATTCAGGTACAAGATTTGTAAGTATAGGATCATCATCTAATCCACCATTGAGTTTGACTGTTGGTGACACATTAGTTGTCAACACGGATGATGGATCCATGTTAGATACTAAGATGAAATTCTTCTTAGATAAAAATTATAAGAAACCTTTTGTAGGATCTGGTGTTTCTACGATTGAAGTAACAGAACAGTCTATACCTGGTAACGTTGGTGGTATGACTTCTATAAGATTTACACCTGAAGTTCCTAATATTCTATATTATCAGTTCGTTCCTGTTGGAACAGGTGCTAATGCAAAAGTAATTGAGATTGATAAAGATATTGATAATTATTCAAAAATAATTGTCAATCCTAGTAAATTTACAGGCAATCATTCTATTACAACTACTAGTAGTAGCACATACAATTTTAATATTGTAGATACACCTGAAAAAACAGGATACTCAACTTCTTCTACAATAAAAACAGTAACAAATTCTGCGACACATAGAGGTGGCGTTGAGAATGTAATACTAACTTCTGGTGGTATTGGGTATGAAGATCTTCCTGAAGTTTCTATTGCTTCTACAACAGGAACTGGAGCTTCTTTGAAAGCAGTTGCAGACAATATAGGTAGATTAGAAAATGTTGAAATTATAGATTTTGGATATGATTATCCATCAGATACAACTTTGAGACCAGAAGCTGAAGTTGGTCAAGTAATAAGTTTGAAAGATAACTTTAGTGTAACTAGTGTAGGAATAACTTCTGTAGGATCTAAGTATCTTACTCCTCCTAATTTTGTTGTATATAATAGAAAGAAAAATATTATATCTGGAGAAACAGAATTCCTTGCAGAATTGAATGGTGCTGGTGTAGGTAAGGTCACCATAGTAAATGGTGGTGGTAACTTGAGTAGTTCTGATAATGAACTAATTGCTGTAGATAATACAAACGGTGTAGGAATTATCACTGCTACTTATTCTGATCCCAATGTAACGCTTAGATTACAAACTCCTAGTGGTGGATTTACAACTTCATTACCAATGCCATTCCAAATTGGCGATAGAGTATTTGTAGAAAACATAGGAGTAAGTTCAGGATTAGGATACAATTCAGCAAACCATGATTTTGAATTCTTTACTCTTACGGGTGTAACCACTGCATTTGGATTAGTAGATCAAGCAACAATTACATATGCAGTAAACAATGATCCTGGTTTCCATGACTTTGAAAAATTTGGAACAGTTTCTAATGAGAAAGACATTGCTAAATTTAAACTAAATTTATCCGAAGGAGTTTTCAATAATAACGAAAGAGTGTTTACTCCATTAGGTGCTCAGGCAAGAATTATATCTGGTGATGGTAAAACTAGAAATATGTTGAGAGTTGATAATCTTGTTGGATTCAGCACTGGTGATAAATTGACTGGTGAATTATCTCGTGCGAGTGGAACTATAGAATCATTGCAATCTTTCAAAGGACATTTTGATATTGATAGTTCAATTCCAAAGAGATTTGGATGGGAAGATGATAGTGGAAAACTTTCTGATTTCTATCAAAGAATTCAAGATAACGACTACTATCAAAATTTTTCTTATTCATTGAAGAGTCAGGTTGGCATTAGTAGTTGGAGTGAACCAGTTGATTCATTAGCACACATAACAGGATTTAAAAAACATTCAGATCTATTGATTCCATCAATAGCAACAGGTGCTGGTTCAAGTGTGGTTGGACTCAGTTCACAGGCTGGTGGTGTAATGCTTCTGGATGCTGAAGTCGATTTAGATTGTAGAGATCAATTTGATTTAGTTTCAGAAAATACAAACTCTGATGCAACTAGTAGTAGTGAAATCAATTTCAACTCTAAGAGGTTTGGAGAAGCAATTGCATGTAAGGGAAATAGAGTTTTGGATATAGATGATATATCAACACAGTTCTATTCTGATGCTGATATATTCAGATCTATTGAATTAGATCGTTTTGATATGACTAGTGTGTCTGCTATAAAATATTATGCTCAAGTTGTTCTTGATACTTCATTGGGAATTTCATTCAATGCTACTCAATATACAGAGTTCATTGTATCTCATGATGGATCAGTGGCATTCTTGAATACTTATTCAGAGTTATCTGATTCATTTGATCTTGGTGAATTTACTGCTAATGCATCTGGAAGTATTTGTAGTGTATCATTTACTCCTGAAAATACAACTTACGAATATGATATAACATTCCACAAAGAAGTTCTTGGTTCTGCTGTTGGAGTAGGAACTACTGCAGTGGGAATGCTTCAGAAAGTTGGAATGACATCTGCTATTGCTTCTTCTGGATCACCTGCAGTAAATACAATTTACGAATTTGATGGAAGTAAGTTTAGATCAGGTAGTATCATAGTTGCTGCAGGGACAGCAACTGAGAAAGAAATTGATGAATTTTCATTCTTGGCTTCTGGAACAAATGACTGTAGTTATAGTAACTTTGGTTTGATGGATGCTGGAACTGATATGGGTTCTTTTGTAATCAATCAGGCAAGCGGTGTTATTAGATTAGAATTTACTCCTCCTGCAAATACTGCTGTTACAGTAGCAACAATGTCAACCGTTGTTGGTGTTGCTACTACAGTTGCAAGTAGTGGATTTACAACAACCCAGTATAGAATTGGTGATACTGAGTTAAACTCACGTAGAACAACAATAGCATCTGCTGGTTCTCCTACATCTACTGTCATAGCAGGTTTCTCATCTTCTAATTATACTTCAATCAGATATACTATTGAGGTTGAAAATACCACTGATAATGCTTATTCTTCATACAACGTTGTGGCAAATAGTTATGAAGGTAATATAAACTTTGTAAAATTCAACAACCTATCAACTGCTTCAGGAATATCCACCATCGGTGCAGATACAAGTGTACCAGGTGCTGTTAGAGATATACGTGCAACAGAAGTTGTTGCATCTGGAACTGCCACAGAATTGAAGTTTACTCCTGCACCAAACAAAGCATATAATGTTAGAGTGGTGGAATTGAGAATAGATAAACCTGATGATCTTTCTAGCGACCTCTCGGTTGGGTTCTAAATACCTAAAAAACAATAATGTTTCAGTTAGCATCTGTAAATAAAGGATTCAATAAAGCAACGGAAACCTTCAAGAAGTCATTCAACTTGACTCATAGAGGTGATCCAATCTTTGTTAAGGAATTTGATTCTGCTGATACTTCAATTGTTAATTTAGAAGATGATACTTTTGTAATCAATAATCATTTTTTTAGAACAGGTGAACCTTTATTTTACGATGCTACAAGTGGATCTTCTGTAGGTATACAGCATGGTGTAAATGGTGTTGGTGCAGCAACCACTATGCCACTAAAGGTATTTTGTATTGAGGTTGGAGAAAATAAATTCAAGGTAGCAGCAACAGAAGCAAATGCAGCTTCTAATTTACCTATTGGATTAACAACAGTTGGTATTGGATCGACTCATAGGTTTGTTTCAGAAAAAGAACTAACAAAATGTATTATACAAGTTGATAACGTAATACAGTCACCTGTATATAAATCAACAAACACAGCAACTACTTGCACTAACGTAGTTACAGGAAAACAGATTGGTTTTGCAGATGTAGGTAATTTTGATAAGTATGATTTGATAAGAATTAATGATGAAATCATGAGAATCCAAATTATTGGATTTAATGGTGACCCACTAAATGTATTGGTTGATCGTGAATTTTTAGGTACAAGTCAGAATGCACACCAAGTTGGAGATACTATTGAATTACTTCGAGGAGATTATAATATTATAGGTGATAAAATTCATTTTTCTGATGTTCCTTTTGGTGGTAATAAAGAAACTGTTGGTGTATCATCAGATAAAGTAAGCACATTAACAAACTCATTTACTGCTCTTACAGACTCATTTGAACCTGGTACAAAAGTAAAACTCAGAACACTTGACCCACCAACACCATTAGAAGAAAATAAAGAATATTTTATAATAAAAAATGCTGCTAATAACTTCTCATTTGCTGATAATAGAGGTGATGCATTATTGGGTAATGCTATAACACTCACAAGTTCTGGTATAGGAACACACACTTTAGTGCTGACAGATTCTCAAGAAGGTAGTACATTTCAAGGTAGAGTATTTACAAGATCTGATTATCAAGAAAATATCATATTGGATGATATAGCAGATTCATTTACGGGTATAGGAAAAACATTTATACTAAAAAGTTCAGGTGTCAATACCACTGGTATTACTACTGATTTTGGTGCAATACTAATAAATAACGTCTTCCAGAGACCAACAACTGATTATAGATTAGATGGAACTGCTGCAACAGGAATAACAACAATAACATTTACTGGAAATGAGTCAACAACGCAAACCGAAAGTTATAGTACATCGGATGTAAACTCTAATAATTTACCTAGAAAAGGTATCATTACACGTATAGATGAATGGGAGAAAGGTTATGGTTATCAACCAAGAGTTGTTGGTGTTGGTAGTGCTGTAGTATCTGCAGCAGGAACTGTTTCTAGCATTGGTTTTGGATTTACTGGTAGTGGTTATAGAAATAATAATGAGACTACCTATAAGTTTAAAGTCTTAGGTGGTGGTGCAACTACAGGTGCTGCTGGTACATTTATAACTGAGGTTGGACATATAAAAACAATCGATATAACTGAACCTGGTTCTGGATACTACCATAAGTCAGTATCAAATGCAATTCATAATATAAACTCAGGTATTATGACTGTAACAACATCTGCTAATCACAACTTAGCAGTTGGAGATAGAGTTGTATTGAGTGGCATTACTATGACTGATGGTAGCTCAACATATTCATTCCCGTTCCCAGATGAAGTTGGATATCAAGGAGCAAGAGTTGTTGAGATTACTCCTAGTGTTAGAAAATTCTCTGTAAATGTAGGTGTGCATACAGTTGCTACAACTTATAGTAGTGGTGGTGTTATCAATAAACCAACTGAGGTTGAGTTTGATTCTCCCATTGGATATGATGATATTGCACTAATAAGTTCTCTTACTGGAATTGGTGCTTCCGTTTCACTTGATACAAATTTACTGACTCAGATGTCAGGATTTACATTATCAAATGTTGGTTATGGTTATAGTCAAGGTGAGTTACTAACGGTTTCATCTGGAATTAATACAGATCCTACTTTGATAGAAAAAGGTTTTATAGATGTATTGAGTGGAGATGAATATAAGATACAACATGCACAGTACAATTCAAATGTTGGAATACTAACTGTTGCAATTGGTATTCATACATTGACAGTTGGTATGGGTGTAAGTCTAAAAAATGAATGTATTGGATTTACGTGCGGAAAAGATACTTACAATACAGTTCACAAGTATCCAAGACTAACAGATCCTGTTTCTGGTATAAGCACTGTTATTACTGGTATAGGAACCACTACTGTAAGTATAAATGTAGGGTTACCTCCAGTAAATGAAAGATATGAATACAAGTTTGCAGGAGCAGCATTCTTAGAAACTTCATTTAGAGTTAAGTTTACAAATGATGACGAGTTTGCTGGTTGGGTATTTGGTAAGTTACAAATACTAGATGATTTTTCAAATGAATTCAATGGTAATAGAACTGTATTCACTCTTAGGGAAGATACTAAAGCAGTAAGTTTTGAAAAGGATATTGGTAATCCTATCATCATACAAAATAGTTTGCTTATTTTTATTGATGATGTTCTACAAAAACCTGGTACAGCATATGTCTACAATGGCGGTACACAGATAGAGTTTTTAGAACCACCTAAGCAAGGATCATCTCTTCAGATATTATTCTATAGAGGAACAGATAGTGATGTTGGAACATTAGTTGCTACTCCATCATTGAAGACTGGTGATAAAGTTACAATTCAAAAACAACTTGTAAGAGTTGTAAGAGATCTTATAACAAGAGACCAAATACAAACAACGCTTTATAAAGGACCAGGTATTAGTTCAGCTAGAACACCTTTGAGACCATTATCGTGGTGCAAACAAAGAAATGATACATTTGTAGATGGTGTAAAAGTTAGTAAATCAAGAGATTCATTAATTAGTAACATATTCCCTGCTGGTCGTATCATAAAAAATATTGCCAAGAATGATACAGTATTATATGTTGATACTGGTGTTGCTAGTTTCTTATATTCTGAGGAACCTGACTCAACTAATAGTTCAGTTAGGATTATTGACACTGATAAGAACAACACTGGTTTTGGATCAACAGGATTTAGTTATCCTTTGTTTGATGCAACGGGTGTAAGTTTTGTTGGTGATGATGGTATCATTTCAGGTGTTGGTACTCAAAATACAAAAGTTACTTTTGAGTTTACTTTACCTTTGAATTCTCCGTATAGAGATAATCAATACGGTGGAAAAACATCAACAGCAATTGCTAGTGGTGATTACTTTATTGTCTCTGGTTCTAATGTTGGTGCTGGAGTAACTGCAAAAAATTCTGGTGCTTCTGCTATTGTTGGAGTTGCAACTCAATTCCTAGATGGTGTATACCAAGTTGCAGCAACACCTGCTGCTGTTGGATCTGGACAAACCATGAGGGTTACTTGCAACATTGAATCTGGACATGGACTAAACTTTACAGGTTTGAGTTCAGGTGTAGGTCAGTTCTACGGTAACTATAGTTTCTGTAAACTAACTGCTTCTGCAGTGGGTGCTGCGTTCACATGCAACACATTAAATGGTCTTACAGGTATCGCAACTGCTCCTCAAGTTGTTAGATCTGAAAGATTATCATTAGATTATACATAAATAACCAAAAAGTTTCAAAATAATGCCAGCCGTCATCACGGATCAGATCAGAGTCTTGAATGCGTCAAATTTCGTAAGTGGAATTTCGACAACTGATAACAGTTATTATGTCTTTATTGGGTTACCCAATGCAACTTCTGTTGCGTCGGACTGGAATACAAATACTCCATCACCCATAGACAATTTTGACCAACAAGATGATATATATGATACTCTAATATCTGCCAAAAAGATTACATCAAATGATGTACTTAGAGTTGTCAACAAGGCATCTTGGGGAAGTGGAACAATATATGAAATGTATCGACACGATTATAGTATCAATAAGTTAAGTCCACAAACTAGTTCGACTAATCTATACAGTTCAAATTATTATGTAATGAATAAAGACTTTAGAGTCTATGTTTGCATATACAATGGTGCTGCTCCATCCAATAGTGGAAAAGGAATTGTTTCTCTACAAGAACCAGTACACACGGATCTACAACCTAGATTAGAAAGTGATGGTTATATTTGGAAGTATCTCTACACTATTACACCTAGTGAAATTTTGAAATTTGATAGTTCTAATTTCATGCCTACTCCAAGAAATTGGACTACAAATGCTGATGTTGCTGATGTAAGGAATGCTGCTGTTGATGGTAAAGTTGAAGTTATAACGATAGAAGATACAACTACTGCTGCATATCAGTTCAATGGTACTAAAAACAATGTTCCTATAAGAGGAGATGGTGATGGTGGACTTGCATCTGTTACTTTCTTGAATGGTAAACCATCTGCAGTTCAGGTAACGAATGGTGGTTCTGGTTATTCATTTGCTACTTTAGATTTAGATTCTGTTGTTACTGGTGCTGGTGCTTCTTTCTCAGTAATTATTCCACCTCCAGGTGGACATGGTGGTGATGTCTACAGAGAACTTGGATCAAATAAGGTTCTTGTTTATTCTAGAATTGAAAATGCTGACGTAACAAACCCAGACTTTCCATCAGGTAACCAGTTTGCACGTATAGGTATTGTAAAAAATCCTGTAGAGAATGGTAGTACTGATTTATTGTCTGCATCAAACGTAAGTAATTTACCTGCGTTGAGAGTTACTGGTGCTACTGCAGGAACATTATCAGCAGCAGTTGATGGTATAGTTTATCAAACTGTTGGTGTTGGTTCTACTGCTGTAGGAAGAGTGGTGTCTTATGATACCACAACTAAAGTGCTAAGATATTGGCAAGATAGATCGCTCGCAACTAAAAGTAGTGCTGGCGTAGCACCCACTTATGGATACAAGCTAAATAAGTTTAGCAATACACCTGGTGCAGGTGGTAGTACAAATATTGTTATTACTACAACTTCAGGAACTGAGACAGTTGGTATTGAAACTGGTTTTGTTGGTGTCTCTACAACAATCAATGCTAAAACATATTACTTCGGTCAATCATTTACTAATGGTGTAGCAGAACCAGAGATTAAAAAACACTCTGGAGACATTATTTACGTTGACAATAGACCTGAAGTTACAAGAGCTTCAAATCAAAGAGAAGATATCAAAATCATCTTAGAATTCTGATACAATGCCACAAAACACCAATCTAAACGCTAGTCCATATTTTGATGATTTTGACTCGTCGAAAAATTTCAATAGAGTCTTATTCAAACCTGGTACTCCAGTTCAAGCAAGAGAACTGACAACTTTACAGTCTATCCTACAAGGACAGATAGAAAAGTTTGGTAAACATATATTCAAAGAAGGATCAGTTGTTATACCTGGTTCTTTGGGATACGATCAGGAATACACTGCTGTCAAAGTTGAGTCTACATTTTTTGGTGTTCCTGTAGAACTCTACTTTGATAGATTTATTGGTATTAAGATAAAAGGTAAAACATCAGGGGTTACTGCAAGGGTTGTAAACGTTTTATCTGCATCTAAATCAGAAACTGGTCATACTACACTTTATATAAAGTATGAGACTTCTGGTAGTAATAAGACTCAGCAACAATTTTCTGATGGAGAAAATTTACTTACAACTTTCCCTGTTACTTATGGAACAACCACTATAGGTGGTGGTTCAGATTTTGCTACTTGTATTGAATCAAACGCTACAGCAATAGGATCTGCTTTTACTATAACCAAGGGTGTGTTTTTTGCTCGTGGTGCTTTTGTAGAGGTTCCAACTGAGACAATTATACTTGATCAATATAGTTCAAGTCCTTCATTTAGAGTTGGTTTTCTTGTAACAGAAGAAATTGTAACTGCTGTTGATGATGAAAGTTTATATGATAATGCTGCTGGATTCTCCAACTTTACTGCACCAGGTGCAGATAGACTAAAGATTAGTCTAACACTTACTAAGAAAGATCTAAGTAATTTTCAAGATGAAAACTTTATTGAGTTGTTTAGGAGTAATAATGGTAAGAAAGAACGTATTATACAAAATACTGTCTACAGTGAAATTGGTAAAGAACTTGCAAGAAGAACTTTTGATGAAAGTGGTAACTACTTTGTAAGAAAATTTGATTTGCAAGCAAGAGAATGTCTGAATGATAGACACTCTGTTTTTGGAACATATTTTCCTGAGCAAAAAACAAACAGAGGTAATAAACCATCAAAGGATTTACTGAATATCAAAATAGGTCCAGGTAAAGCATATGTAAAAGGATTTGAAGCACAAGTAACTGGATCTAGAATTCTTGATGTAGAAAAACCTAGAACTACAAAGAAGATAACAAGTTCTGCTATACCATTTGAAGCAGGTAATAAACTCAGAGTAAACAATACTTTGAATGGTGCTCAAATCAAATTGAATGCTGCGAGTGCTGATTTTGTTGATTTGCGTGACACACGATTAGGTGCTACAAAATCAACTGCTGCTGGAAGTAGTATTGGAAGAGCAAGAGTATATGATTACAAGACTACAAACGCAAATTATTCTGGTAATGACACTCAGTTTGATCTATATCTTTTTGATATTCAAACAGATACTACAGTTACTATAAACACAACAACTACTCTTGCTGTACCTGCTCTTATAGAAGGTTCTAGATCTGGTGCTAAAGGTTATCTAAAAACTGCTGTATCAAACTCTGCAGATCTTGTAGTAACACAAACATCGGGACAATTTATTGTCGATGAACCAATTATTATCAATGGTGTACAGGATGGTAAAGTTGTCAGATCTGTAAGTGAAAAAGATTTAGCAGATGTAAAATCTGTCAGGTCTACTGGTGGATCTAGAACCTTTGCTGCAGATGTAGTATTAGAACCAAAACAAGATTTTGGTGGAAGATCTTTTACTATAACAACTGGTGGTGTTATTACCAGTGGTTCTGTAGGTTGGGTAAAGAATTTCAAAGTAGGAGATATCATCTCATATAAGTTAGCAGGTGTAACAGATAATACTTTTAACCAAGTGAGTTCTATCAATCTTACTAATAGAACAGTAACTGTTGTTGCAGCACCTAATGATGTTAGTGGTGTTTGCGATAAAGATTTACCTAGTTCAAATGTTACTGTAAGTGGATTGCAAATAGTAGCATCTAGTCTTAGAGCATCTAAAAGTGGATTTTTATATTCAGAACTACCAAACTCAAATGTAGAATCTCTTGATCTTACAGATTCTACAATACAATTTAGAATTGAAGTTACTGGGAATAGCACAGATGGTTCTGGACAATTAGATTTACCTTCATTGACAGGAACTGATAAAGTATATGCTCCTTTTGATGAAGAAAGATATTCTATATTTTATTCTGACGGTACGGTAGAATCTCTAACCACTGATCAGTTTGTTTTGACCAATGGTAGTAAGGGTGCTACCATATCTGGTTTGACTTTATCACAAAGTAATGTAGTTGTTCATACCACACAAGAAAAAGCAAAAGTAAAATCAAAACAAAAAAATATTACTAGAGGTAAATCACTTTTAGTAACTGGATCCGATAGGTCATACTCAGGAGTAAGCACATCTATTGCTGATGGTCTTACATTTAGTAATGCATATGGTAAACGTGTTCAAGATAGAGAGGTGTCACTTGATGTTGCTGATGTAATTGAAGTACATGCTGTATTTGAATCATCAGGAACTGGTGCTCCAACTATTCCATCACTTACATTAGCATCATTTACTGGTCCAAATGGAGATAATAGTGACCTAATATTAGGGGAAGTTGGTGTAGGAAAGAGTTCTGGTGCATCTGCAATGGTGTTAGCTAGAAGTGGTACGAGTAAGGTAGAAGTTTGTTTCAAAAACAGTCTCTCATTCAATGAGACTGAAGAAATTGTATTCCAAGAAAGTGGTGTTACAGTAAATCTATCTCAGGTTGCACCTGGCGATCCAAATATAAGAAAGAATTTTCTTGTGGATTCAGGACAAAGATCTGAGTACTATGATTTTGGTCGCCTAGTTAGAAAACAAAATTTCCCTAAACCACAAGGACAACTAAAAATATATTACGATCATTACACTATAAATGCTTTAGATTCTGGTGATGTAGTAACTGCAAATAGTTACAGTGCGGATAGATACGACACCGTTCCTGTTTTTGATGGTATAAGAAATACTGACGTTATTGATTTAAGACCAAGAGTCGCTGATTATTCTGGAAGTAGATCACCTTTTGAATTTGATTCGAGAGATTTTACTAACACTGGATCAGCATCAAATGTTCTTGTTTCGGATGAAAATATACTTTTTGATTATAGTTTTTACTTACCTAGAGTTGATAGGTTATATCTAAATCCAGACTCTACGTTTACTGTAAAGCAGGGAATACCTGCTATCAATCCAACAGAACCAGAACCACTAATAGATTCATTTGAACTTGCAAGAATAGATTATAAACCATATGTTTATGATGCTACACAAGATGTCACTATAACTTCTCGTGGCAATAAACGTTATACGATGAAAGATATTGGTAGATTAGAGACTCGTATTGAGACATTAGAAGAAGTAACTTCTCTAAGTCTATTAGAGACTGCTACAGAAAGTTTGGTTATTAGTGATCCTGATACAGGTTTGGATAGATTTAAGAATGGTTTTGTTGTAGATACCTTTAATAATTTCAATGTTACTGATTTGAGTCAGTCATCATTGAAATATGATATAAAAGATGGAAATCTTGTTGCAAGAAACCATAATGATTCTATTGATTTGTTGATTGGATCTGAACAAATTGTAGGTTTGAATGGAACACCAGATCTTACAGTTGATCCTAGGTTTGTCAACGACCTTACCTCACCAAATATTCAAAGAACTGGTGATCTTATAACCTTAAGTTATACAAATATAATTCAAGACGAGCAACCACTTGCAAGTAGAGTAGAGAACGTAAACCCATATATGTTCCGAAAGTATGATGGTAGTCTTACTTTGAATCCAGACAGTGATGTATTTGTAGATAGATCATTTACAACAAGAGATGGTGGTATTGGTTTTGGTAATGACTTTATATCTGAGACTGAACCCTTACCTCTAATGAGGGAACAAAATATTCAGTTTGTTGGTACAAGATTAAAACCAAACACAGAGCATTTTTGTTCGTTCTCTGGTGAGGACATGATTGATAGTAGAAATCGTGTCATACCAAAACTTTTGGAAGTAACTCCTATTCAGGGTGCTTTCCAAATAGGTGAGACTGTTCGTGGTACTGCAGTAAATAATCAAGAAACAAGTCAAGGAACCGATTTTAGATTCAGACTAGCTACTCCTCATCATAAAGACGGTCCATTCAATACTCCAACAGTATTCTTTGGAACAAATCCTTATAGTGAAAGTGTAGTCGGATTGACATCTGCATACTCAGAAACAACTGCTGTGTTGAATATTGACACTGCTTCTTTGAATCAAAAATCTGATGGTAATTTCTTTGGGCAAGCACAGGTAGGGATGAGGTTGGTTGGTGAGACAAGTGGTGCTGAAGCAGAAATAAGCAATCTTAGATTAGTATCAGATGATCTAGGAGCACTTATAGGAAGTGTGTTCATACCTGGTGGAATTTTTCAAAATGGTACAAACACTCTCATACTAACAAGTCTAAGACCTCAAGATCAACTAGCAGGTCTAAACTTTAGTCGTGCTGGAGCTGACTTCTTCTCAGAAGGATTCTCTATATCAGAAACTACGATAACGAGAACGGAACCAACTCCTCCACCTCCACCACCCCCAGTTATAATTAATAATACTGTTATTCAGGAAGTTGAAGTTCCTGTTATAGAAACAGTTGTTGAAGAGGTTCAGGTAGAAGTTCCTGTTATTGTAGAAGTACCTGTAGTTGAAGAGATAATTATCACAGTTCCTGCTCCTGCACCACCTCCTGTGGTTGTAGAGGTTCCTGTTCCTGTCATTGTAGAAGTTCCTGTCATTACCTGGCCAGATGACGATGATGACCCGTTAGCACAAAGTTTCAGTGTTAATGAAGAACCAGGTATATTCATGACTTCGGTTGATTTATTCTTCCAAAGTAGATCTGAAACAATACCTCTAGAAGTTCGTATTGCTCCTATTGTAAATGGTTATCCCTCTAGGGAGATAATGAAGAATTCAATATGTATATTAAATCCTACGGATGTGAATATATCTGACGACGCTTCTATACCAACAAGAGCAAATTTCCCATCACCAGTATATCTTGCTAGGGGTGAATATGCATTCGTTGTTCTTACAATGACTGATGAATATAACCAGTGGATATCACAAGTTGGAGAGGTTGATATTACAACTGCTGGTCAACCAGAACTAGGACAAGTTGTTATATCTAAACAACCAACACTAGGGTCATTGTTCAAGGGTCAAAACGCTGGAACATGGACTGCTTCTCAATTAGAAGACATGAAGTATACTGCGTATAAAGCACAGTTTACTACTGATACTGGTACATTTAGAATGTACAACCCACACTTAGGAGAGTTTGCTGAAAGAAATCAACTTCCTGAGAATCCAATTGAAACTTTCTCTAGAAGAGTTGTTGTTGGATTAGGGTCTGCTATTGAACCAGGTATCATTGATATTGGTACACAGATAAAACAAAATAATAGAACTGCTAACGGTTTTGTTATAGAAAAACTTGCTCATCTAGATGATGGTGGATCAGCATTGACAATACTAAATGCTGGTACTGGTTATGAAGATGGACAATTTGATGCAGTTTCTCTCGTTACTGTCACTGGATCAGGATCTGGTGCTACAGCAAACATAAGTGTAGATGGTAATGTAGCTACTGCAGTTACCGTTACTTCTACTACAGGAACTGGATATGTAGTTGGTGATACATTGACTGCTGCACTTGGTACTAAAGGTTTAGGTCAGAATCTAACATTCAACGTAGGTGTTACTACAGGCACAAACTCTCTAGTTCTAACAAATGTAAGTGGTAATAATTTCAATACTACAGATTTGATTCAATATCATAATCCTACTTTAGGATATGGTGTTACAGTAAATGGCATTGTACCGAGTGCGGTTACTGCAAACTCAGATCAATTTGATGGCAAAATATTCAAAGTAAGTCATGCTAATCATGGTATGCATGATGTAAACAATGTAGTCAAAGTTGCTGGTATAACTGGTGATATTGTGCCTACAAGACTTACAGTTGGATATGCAGTTAGTCAAACAAATGCTGTTAGTGTTGCAAGTAGCATAGGATTTAATTTCTTTGAAGGTGCTCAAGTATCGGCAAGTAATCCTGGTGTTGCTCTAATTGGTGATGAAGTTATTACTTACACATCAGTTGGATCAAATCAACTAACAGGAACAATCACCAGAGGTCTTGATAGTACGTTTGCAAGAACGTATAATATAGATACTCCAGTTCAAAAATATGAACTATCAGGAGTTTCTTTACGTAAGATCAATAAGACTCATAATATGGTTGATGTTTCAAATACGATTGTAGATAAGATAGCATTAGATTCTTATCATCTAAAAGTAAGTGGAGATGTATTCTTCAATAAAGATAAGCATGGTGGTGGCACAAGAGGAAGAGCAACTTCAAACATTGTGTTTGATACTATTGAGCCAAGTATTTCAGCAAGCACTCCACAAGGATCTGTTCTTTCTGCTTCAGTAAGGACAACCTCTTCAACGAGTGTGAATGGATCTGAAACATCATTCGTAGATCAAGGATTTGAGAGTGTATCCTTAGCAGGTGAAACTTCATTTACTAGTTCTAGAATGGTTGCTTCTGGTGAGAATGAAAATGTCAAATCAACCTTGGTTGCATTACCTGGCAATAAATCATTCACAATAGAAATGAACATGAGCACAGATAACAGAGATGTTTCTCCTGTTATAAATGCTTTTGGAAGTTCTGTTCTTACAAAAGCATCAAGAATAAATGCTCCAATATCAAATTACACTATTGACAGTAGATCTAAACTAACAGAAGACCCTCATGAGTTACTATATCAAACTAAGGTTATAAAACTTGACAATCCTTCTACTTCTTTGAAAGTTCTATTTGCAGCAAATAGACCTTCAGCAACAGATATAAGAGTTTTATATCGATTAGACAGAGTTGATGGAAATGAATTAGATCAAATCTTTGAACTATTTCCTGGTTTTGATAATCTTGATGCTTCAGGTAATGTTATTTCTGAAAAAAATAACAGTGGTAGACCAGATAGAAATATCTCACCTAGTCTACAAGATCAGTTCAATGAGTATGAATTTTCGGCATCCAATTTACCACAGTTTACTGGATTCCAAATAAAAATTGTCATGTCATCAACAGATCAGTCACAAACTCCTAAGTTGAAAGACTTTAGATCAATTGCAACAGCATAATGGCATGGTGGTTATTACATGATATCCTAGAGGGAACATTTGAAGATGAGTATCAATTCAAAAAGAGCACAGGTCAAGAATCATATCTCTCTACAGAGAGATATGAAAACGACTGCAATAGTCAACAACGACAAGACTGCCTACAACCGTTACATGAACAGAAAAGAAGCAGGAATGAAACAGAAGAGAGAACTTGATACTCTAAGAGACGAGATTGATCTTTTGAAGTCTTTGTTATTAAACAATAAATAGAAATACTGTGGTAGGTATACATGGCAGTCCCATCAGTTAATATCCAAATAGAAAAGGGTACTGACTTCTCTTCAACTTTCGATTTGAAGAAGAGGGATAATGATCCATTGGACCTAACACCTTATAATTTCTCTGTAAAGATGAGGAAACATTCAGAAGCACCTGGATCTGTTTCCTTTGCCACAACTTATGGCGGTTCACCTTCTAAAGGTAATCTAACAATATCTCTGACTGATACTCAGACTGGTATTATTACAGCAGGGAGATATGAATATGATGTGGTTATACAAAACCGCAATAGTAATATTAAGACCAAGGTTATAACTGGTCAGGCACTAGTAAACCCAACAGCATCGTGATATGTCAATACAAGTTGTTGCAGTTGGTATTCAATCTAGTCATGCTGACACTAACCTAGATGGTCAACCCATTGTTAACTTTACAGTAGAATCGGACGACACTGTGGCAAACATTCGAGACATTAGTGACATTGTATCTACAGCAATTGGTGTTGGAGTAGGAACTCATTTTGTTCTATCATACGATCCAAACGCAGATAACTTTGTCTTTATAAGTCCAGATGCAGTAGTAGAATCTGCTGCTGGCAGTCAATCTGGTCCTGCTGGATTTGATTCCTCAATTATAACAGCACTTGGTGAAGATTTAGATAATAAAATTGATCTTGATGCTGGAACTTGGTCATGATTTCTAAATACTACAAGGCAAATAGGAACAAATGAGTAATCCAGTACTTCAGTTTAAGAGAGGTAATCTTGCTAGTCTGCCTGGTCTAAGAGCAGGTGAACCAGGTTTTACTAACGATAAGTACGATTTGTACGTTGGTATTGACTCTACGACATCAAATAACCAACTAATAGGATCTTCTCGATACTGGACAAAAGAAACGACAACAGTAGGATCTGGTGTCAACTTGGTTGAAGGAACAAATAATGGTGCTCATAAACTTACTCTAAAAGCTCCTGCTACAATAGGTTCTGATCAAGAATATACATTTCCTGCTGCAGCAGTAAATACAGGATATTTAAAGTCTGATGGTAGTGGTGGTTTGACATGGGACACAGCTCCTAATGCACCTACTGCAGGTGGTGCTGGTGCTGCAGCAGTAAATGTAACTGGTGTAGGTACAATCACATATCTAAAATCTAGTGATATAGTAGTATCTGCTGGTGCAACGTTTGCATCTGCTCAAGTAAGTGATCTTACCTCAGGTAGAGTTGTGCTTGCTGGCACAAGTGGAGAGTTAGAAGATAGTGCAAATCTTGCTTTTACTGGTTCTCAGTTGAATGTTACTGGTACAGCGAATGTAACAAGTGATTTATCTGTTGGTGGTAATCTGACAATTAGTGGTTCAGTAACGCAAATCAATACTGTAAACACAACTGTAGAAGATGTTCTTCTTGAACTGCAAGTTGTAGATGGTGCTGCATTGACTGGTGATACTAACAAGGACGTTGGTATTATAATGAACTACTACAGTGGTTCTGCTAAGAAAGCTGCTGTATTCTGGGATGACTCTGCTGGTAGAATGGTTCTTGCTGCAGAAGCATCTGAATCATCTAGTGTATTGACAGTTAGTTCTACTGCTGCATTAGAAATTGGTGGATTATATGTCAATGATTGTGCAGGTCAAACACAAGTTATTTCTTGTTCAGGAACCACTCGCTCACTAGAGAATGTGACAATAGACGGTGGTACGTTCTAGACTATATAAGATAGTCTAGTTGATCTAACATGAATGAAGAAGTGAATGCTATTTTGCAAGTTTATCAAAATAAATTGAACAACTTGTTGGCACAAAATATTGCAATTGAAGCAAAATTAATAACTGCAAATAAAACAATTCAGGCTTTACAAGAAGAAGTAAAGGGGTTGGATAGACCAGTATCTGTACCAGAGGATCCAGATCCAGTGGTGGATGGTGGCGAAGTATAATTTAGAAACATACTTTAGCGGTGTTTGGCAAGATCAAAATTTTAAATGTCTTGAGTATTCTGGCTATCAGTTGGTCGATTATGTTAATGCTCAAAAGCCTTCTAGTGTCTTAGATGTTGGATGTGGGTACAACAGATTCAAAGGAAAGATAAAAAATCTAGTTGGTATAGATCCATATAATGATGCTGCTGATATCAAAGTGTCTGTTGAAAATTATATTTCAGCACCATTTGAGATAGCATTGTGTTTGGGGTCTATAAATTTTGGCGATGTAGATCATCAGTTAGAGAAACTTCATACTCTATGGAGAAAGGAAGCAATTTTTAGAGTCAATCCTGGTATACCACATGCTTGGGCAGACTATGGAGATGTTGAGTGGTATCCATGGTCTTTAGATAAAATTTATGATATTGCTGAGAGATATGATTATGAGATAAAGCAAATGGAAAAGGAGTATACTGTTCAAGGAGATCTAAGATACTTTTTCATATTTGCTAAATAAATCTGTAGATAGGAAAAATTTAAAATGCTTTCTGGAACAGATTTCGTCAAGAAGATCAAGGAAGGAAACAGTGAGTTGTTTGAAGCATCACGCTCAAACGTTCGTCGTTTCTTCGCTTCTAAGCCAAGTGATGAGTATCTAGTCGAGCACTTCCGTGGACGTATGGTCAACGAAGCTCAGAACATGTACGCTATCGCTGGTCAAGTTGCATCCGCAGATCCTTCTACAGACGTAAAAGACTTAGAACTTCTAAGCCGTCAAGCTATGGACGAAGCAAAGCACTTCCGTATGGTAAAGGAAGTAATCGAGCACATCACTGGTGAAGAACTAGATGTTGCTGCTGCATTCGCTGCAGAGGCAGAAAAGCCACAAGCGAAAGGTGCATCACTACTTGATAAGTATGAAGCATCAGATGACGTTGCTGCACTTGCTGCATACCAATTGGTTGCAGAAGGAAGAGCAGAAGCAGTATGGAATGAAATGGCAGAATGTGTAGAAGATAAGTTTATCTCCTCACGTTATGCAACTATTGCTAAAGATGAAGGATTCCACTCAAACTTAGGTGGACGTACACTTTCTAAAATTGTAGAAGGTAGCGAAGCACTTCAATCACATGTTCTCTCACTTGTAGAGAAAATGAGAACAGATCTTCTTGAGATCAGCAATCAGAACACTGCTACTCCTTTAGCCGTTGTATAAAAGGTTTACGACCTTCACGAATACTTTTGTCTAACCAGTGCTCTTGCACTGGAAAGACATACTTATGATTAGCATCGACAGTTACAAAATTGTCGATGTTTTTTGTTGTCACAGGAAATTCCAATATCCTACCAAGGTATTCAATATATTTTTCTTTCCATAAGAAGAATGCCTCATGGTCAATGAAGTGACATGTTAGATCCTTGAAGTACTCAAGGGCAGTATCCATAGTTACTTCGCCACCTACACGTTTTTGTTGTAGTTCGTTTATATTTCTATCTCTTACTATAAGAGCAATAATTGGTTGTACACCTAGCGACATAGCTTTCTGTGCAACCTCTTTTATTTTAGGAACTTGTCTAACACCATCATAGAAGAAAGGTACACTGACATTGGCACAAAAGAACTCTCCTTCTGGAAAGGTTAGTTCTTCTGGATTCACCCAGAATCTAGCAAAGGGTTCTTCATCACTAGGAACCCAGTAGTTGTCCTTTAGTGAGTCCCATCCTACAACGCTAGGATGTGCTGATAATAATCTAGCAAACAAATGGTTACCAGATCCTTGTGGACCAGCAACAATCAATAATTTTTTCATTGGTAGCACTACGGTTGTCATAACTTTATCCATTTAGAATTGTTTTTTAGACTTTTGTTTGCTGCTTCTATGACAGAAGTAGAAATACATGCCTCTTCAAAAGAACACATTCTATCATCCATTATACCTAATGGATTCTCTGATATGCAATGTATGAAGTTGATATAAGCATCTATGCCATAACCTTCAAAAGTATTACCATACCTTCTACAAAAATCTGGATTGATGTGTTCTGTACTCTCATCTTTTCTTAGTATGGATAATCCTCTATCTTTTTGTTCGCAATTTATTCTACCATTTGCAAATACAAGGTTGAGGTTTTGTGCTGATACTGATGATGAATAATTCGATTCAACCCAACTACAATTGATAGTTTGATTAAATGTTATTTCTCTAGTATTCCATTCATAACAATCAAACCCACTTCCAAGCCATTGAAAGTTAGTTTTCCATAGTATATTTGCTTGAATACTATCGTAGGTGTCTATTGATTTATCTATGAGATACTGTTTTTGTCCAGTTGCTGATACTTTTATTGGTGTTGCTTTAGTAATATATCTTATGGCATCCACATAGTGTACTCCAAGGTATGAAAATATATTTGTTTTGTTTGACCACTTTCTAAAAGTATCTTCTCGTATTGTTTTTCTTTGTGTATACTCAGTGTAACAGTAAAGTAACTCTCCTAATGTAGAATACTCATCTTTAGCATATCTAAGTTGTCTATCGTATCTTTTATGAAATTCTACAAAAGCAGGAACTTGTAATTTTTTTGCTATTTTTGTTAGTTCTAAAGATTCTTTTAGTGATAGTGTAAGTGGTTTTACTGAGAGCACTGGTACTTTATTGAGGATAAATTGTTTTATCCATTTGTAATGAAATTCGTCTGGTGTTGCTACTATACCTGCTACTACATCGTAATTCCATCTATTAAATCCTATACAATTTTCTAGAACTGTATGTTTTTTATTGGGTAAACTACCTTCATCTATATTCAAAACAGATTCTATTTTTACATCCACTCCCAACAAGGTCTTTAGAGATTCTGCCTCCCTAAGTATATTTGTTTGTCCTTCTACAGAATTGCAACCAAATACAATACTTAGATTTACTTTAAATTTTTGTGCGTAAGTTAGTAATGCTGGAAGTATGGTTCCTTTAGTATAAGCACCTGTTCCAATTACTATAATTTTTATTTTATTGTTTTTCATATTCAATTTCATCATGATAAGAATCAATACCATTAACAATGGATCGTAATAAACGAAAATCTTCTTCAGTTTTTACAATCATGCATGACAATTTTGATACTTTATAGTAATTAGTGTTACCACAGAAAAATGCGTTACCATATCTATCGTAATTTGAAAGGAATGTTTTACTATTCCATCCCATCAATGACGGTACAAAAAGTTCTACAGGATCTAAGTCTTGCGTTTTTGTAAATTTATTTTTCTCATCATAGTTTAATGGTTTGCCTTTATAAAGTGTTTGTATGTATTCTTTTTTTATTGCAAACTGAGAATCAAAATTTACAAGCGAATTAGCAAATCCCTTGACATCAGATATTGGTTGCAGTGGAGCAATTGTATTTAACCATATAATATTTTCGCATTTATGCTTTGATAAAAAATCAAAGATAACATCATCCGACTTTGTAAAACTTGATCCTAATTCTTTAGGTCTTCCATAATATTCTACATCATTTTTAGATGCAATACAGTTGAATACATCATGGTCACCATTTACTATAACATGATCAAAAACATTTTTAGCTATGGATATACCCCATTCGAGAAGAGATTTTCCATCAATCATAGCAAGTTGTTTTTTCTTAAATCTTTCAGAACCAATTCTTGTTGGAACCATACATATAGTATTTTTTAACAATGACATGGTTTATCTCCACAACAAGGGAGGTAATCTCCTGATGTATTTTCATCCATTTTATTAGGATTTGTTAGAAAAGGAACACCAGTTTTATTACCGTCGTCTAGATTGTTATGTTCTACGTAGTTGATATATTTTGCATTAGCATCTTGTTCTAGTATTTCATTCACTCTTTTATCATACCATGCTATAGGGAATCCAACATCTAATGATTTTAGATACTCTTGCTTGTAAAGATAAAGTAGTTCATAACTTAGATATGTTGGTTTTTCAAAATCAGGCAGTTGGTCTAGGAAGTGTCGTACAGTAGACTCTTCTCTTATTCTGTTTTGTTGATTTTTAAGTATAGTCTGATCTCTACCTATGACTAAAATCTTAGTCTTGACACCACACAACTGAGCATTTATGCAAAACTGCATCACGTTTGGACACCATTTAGTCCCTTTATTTTCTATGCCAAGTGGAATGCTTATAGAGGTAAAGTAATATTGACTTTGCGACCAGTCAAATTTATGCAGAGTGGACGGATCCTTCCAATGTTCCGCAAAGGGTTCTGAAAAACGGTGAGCTTCCCAATAATTATCGAGTAGACTCTTCCAACCAAAAACATCTTCGTGCAAAGAAAAAATCTTGGACCAGAGGTGGTTGCCCGAACCTTGCGGTCCCGTTAGAACAGCGAGAGTTTTTGTCATCATAATCAGCACCTATAATCTAATTATAACATAAATATCTTCGACAGTACATACTGTTCCAATAGGTATATACCAGAATGGCAAATCCAAAGATAAAGATAAAACGATCTAGTGTCGTTGGCAAAGTTCCACATTACCCTACTACACTGGATTTAGGGGAATTTGCAATCAATACAGCAGACGGTAAAGTATTCATTGCAGCAGGTGTAGCAGGTGTTGGGGTCGGAACTACAGTAAGAGAAGTTGGTTTATCAACAGAAAATGTAGTATCACAAAGTTTACGAGTAGATGGTAATACAGATTTAAATGGCAACTTAGATTTATCAGGATATTTTGATGTTGATGGACATGCCAATCTTGACAATGTAAGTGTAGCAGGTATAACAACGTTTGGTGGAGCAGTAACAGGTAGTGGTGGATTTATTGGTAACCTTACTGGTAATGTTACTGGTAATATATCAGGAGAAATAACTGCTGACACAATAGTATCAACAGGTATCGTAACAGGTACTGCTTTCTATACTGGTGCAGAAGGATCTGCGATTAGGATAACTGGAAATACTATTTCAGGTCCAGCAACCCTAACAATAGATCCCTCTGCTGTAGGAGACAATACAGGTAGTGTTGTAATTGCAGGTAATCTACAAGTTGATGGTACAACTACAACTATAAATTCTACCGTTGTAAACATTGATGATAAGAATATACAGGTTGCCACAGGTGCTGCTAACGATGCTGCTGCTGATGGTGCTGGTATAACCATTGACTCTGGAGATGGAGATAAGTCTTGGCAATTTGAAGCAACTGGTGATAACTTTGGATCTTCTGAGAATATAAACGTAGCATCAAGTAAAGTTTATAAGATAAACAATACTACTGTTCTTGGTGCTGACGGACTGGGTGCTGGTATTATCAACTCATCCCTAACAAGTTTAGGTACGATTGGGTCTTTGGTTGCTACCACTGCAGACATAAATGCTGGTACAATTGATAACTCAGTTATTGGTGGTTCTACACCTAATGCTGGTACATTTACTAATGTGACCGCTAATGGGGTTCTGGACGTAGATGGACATACTAACCTAGACAATGTAAGTATATCAGGTGTAACTACAACCACAGGTGCTATAACTGCCTCTGGTGGCGTTGTTGGAGATGTTACTGGTAATGTTACTGGTGACCTGACTGGTACAGCTGACCTAGCAACCTCAGTAACAGTAACTGCGAATGATAGTGAGAACAACAGTTTATTCCCAGTATTTGTTGATGGTGCTTCTGGAACTCAAGGTGTTGAAACAGACTCAGGATTTACATATAATCCAAGTCAAGGAAATCTAAGTGCTACCACATTTACAGGTAACTTAGTTGGTAATGTTACTGGTAATGTAACAGGTAATACATCTGGTACTGCTGGTGGATTGACTGGAACTCCAGACGTTACTGTAAGAAATATTACTGGTGTTGCTGCGACCTTCACAGGCGATGTAACAATCGGTGGAGTGTTGACATATGAAGATGTAACTAATATTGATTCTATTGGTATTGTTACAGCAAGAACAGACATCACTGCTGGTAGAAACCTTCGTGTTGCTGGTATTGCTACTGTTGTAGGAGACGTACACGTTAATGGTAAACTTTATGATGGAGACGATGCATTCGGAACATCAGGTCAAGTTCTTTCATCTGATGGTACGGATACTGCTTGGGTCAATAGTGGAAGTCTAACTGCTGGTGCTGCATCATTAGTTGGTGTTACTGCTGTATCTGATAACTCAACACATTTCCTTGCTTTTGTTGATTCATCATCTGGCAATGAAGCAATCAAAGTTGATACAGGTCTAACATACAACCCAAGCACTAATCAATTAGTGCTTGCAGGTCTGACTTTCCCTGTGGCCGACGGAGGAGCAGATCAAGTTTTAACTACGGATGGATCTGGAACGCTATCATTCCAAACTGTATCTAGTGGTGGTGCTGGTGCTGCTACGAGTATTTCTCAAAGTACTGCAACTGCTACTGCTGGTCAAACTGCATTTACTGCACCAAATGTATTTGATGAT